AGGAGTTGCATAATGGCCTCAGTTAGACCTGAACTCAATAACACCCACGACCTTGGGACTTCTACATACAAGTGGAAAACCCTACACAGCGTGGATGTTCAAGCCTCCACCATCACGACATCAGGCGATGTAGAGATCGGTGGTAATCTTACAGTCAGCGGTACGCAGACCGTCCTTGACGTAACCACAGTCAGCGTAGAAGATCCGCTTCTTCAACTCGCTAAATCTAACTCTGCAGACTCGGTTGACATCGGGTTCTACGGACAAATTGTTGACGGTGCGACCACAGAGTATGTTGGTCTGTACCGCGACGCGAGCGATGGAAAGTTCAAGTTCTTCGACAACGCTTCCGCTGCGCCTACAACCACCGTCTCTGGCGGGTCAACGGCAACAGTTGTCGCGAACATCGAAGGCGATCTTACTGGGAACGCGGACACCGCTACCTCAGCAGCAGCGTTGACTACTGCACGAACACTGTCCATCAGTGGCGACGCTTCAGGTTCTGTCTCTTTTGATGGGTCGGCTGATGCAGACATCGCACTCACGATTGGCTCTGGCGCAGTCGAGAACTCGATGTTGGCTAACAGCACCTTGACGTTTAGCGACGGCACTAACTCAGAGGCTCTTGCTCTTGGAGCAACTCTTGAGATCGGTGGAACCTCTAGCGAGGTCGAGGTCGCTTACAGCGCGGCGAGCAACAAGTTCACTGTAGGCCTCCCTGATGATGTCACCATCGCTGGTGATCTCCAGGTCAACGGAACCATCAACGCAACCATCGAGGGTACGTCTGACCAGGCGAACACACTCAGCACTGCGCGTACCATCAGCCTCGGTGGGGATCTCGGTGGATCAGCCTCCTTTGACGGTAGCGCGGACATCACCATCACAGCAACCATCCAGAGTGGATCGGTTGAGAACTCCATGTTGGCCAACGACGGCTTCTCTCTGAAGTTGGGCGGTGTGAGCCAGGAGGACATCAACCTGGGCGATGACCTTAACTTCGCAGGTACAAGCAACGAAGTTGACATCGCTTATGACTCCGCATCTAACACTCTAACCTTCGGCCTCCCAAGCAGCATCAGTGCTGCACTCGTTGGGAACGCTAGTACCGCTTCGGCTTGGCAGACCGCTCGCACTCTTTCTCTTGGAGGCGATCTTGGTGGCTCTGTTTCAATCGACGGAAGCGCAGACGCGACTCTCACAGCGACCATCCAAAGTGGGAGCGTCGAGAACTCAATGTTGGCGAATGACGGCATCACTGTAGGTGACGGCACCAACTCTGAGGAGATCGCACTCGGCGGGTCATTCTCGATCCAAGGCACCTCTAACGAGGTTGAGGTCGCTTATAGCACCGCCAACGACGCTTTCACTGTAGGCCTACCCTCTACCATCAGTGGCCTGACTTCTGTCTCTGCTACTGGCTTTACGGGTGATCTTACAGGTAACGCGGACACAGCCACGACTCTTGAGACTGCTCGCACCCTGAGTATCAGCGGTGACGCTTCTGGTTCTGTCTCCTTCAACGGCAGCGCGGACGCAGACATCGCGATGACCATCGCAGCAGGCGCAGTCGAGAACTCGATGTTAGCCAACGATGGGTTCAGCCTTAAACTCGGTGGAGTCGCGCAAGAAGACATCAACCTCGGTGATGATCTTAACTTCGCAGGTACTTCGGCTGAGGTTGACGTAACCTACTCTGCAGCCAGCAACACCTTGACCTTCGGTCTTCCCTCTACCATCAGTGCAGCACTCAGCGGGAACGCTAGTACTGCATCCGCCTGGCAGAACGCTCGCACCCTCACCTTGAGTGGTGACCTGGGTGGATCGGTCAGCATCGACGGTAGCGCGGACGCAACTCTGACAGCAACTATCCAAGCCGCGAGTGTTGAGAACTCAATGCTCGCCAACAGCAGCATCACCTTCAGCGACGGATCGGCTTCTGAGGCAATCGCTCTAGGCGCAACCCTCACTATCGGCGGAACCTCCAATGAGGTCGATGTCTCCTACGATGCAGCGACTAACAAGTTTACTCTTGGCTTACCCTCTACCATCACTGCTGCTCTCAACGGGAACGCTAGTACTGCTTCGGCTCTACAGACTTCCCGCACTATTGCACTATCAGGTGACGTTACTGGGTCTGGCTCTTTTGATGGATCTAGCAATCTCACTATCAGCACGACTCTGGCGGGAGGCACAGCCCTCACCTTTAGCGACGGCTCTAACTCTGAGGCTCTGGACCTTGGATCGACTCTCACGATTGAGGGTACTTCTTCAGAGGTTGATGTCGCATATGCCGCTGGTGACAATAAGTTCAGTATCGGTCTACCTGCTACAATCAACGCGGACACCACAGGTAATGCGTCTACTGCATCCGCTCTTGAGACTTCCCGTACCCTTAGCCTCACTGGTGATGTCACAGGTTCAGGCTCGTTTGACGGTAGCGGCGATCTCGCCATCTCCACTACTCTGGCTGGTGGGACCGCTCTTACTTTCTCTGACGGCACCAACTCTGAGGCGCTGTCTCTCGGCTCTACGCTTGAGATCGGCGGCACTTCGGGTGAAGTTGAAGTCTCGTACAGCACAGCGAGCAATAAGTTTACTGTTGGGCTTCCTGATGATGTGACCATCGCAGGCGACCTCCAGGTGAACGGGACAATCAACGCGACCATCGAAGGTGTCTCTGATGAGGCAGTGAAGTGGCAGACAGCGCGTACCATCACCCTCGCAGGTGATCTCGGCGGCTCTGTCTCAATCGACGGTAGCGCGGACGTGACTTTGACCTCTACCATCCAGTCGGCCAGCGTTGAGAACTCAATGTTAGTCAACGACGGGATCACAGTTAGCGATGGCACTAACTCTGAGGAGATCCAACTCGGTCAGACTCTTGAGTTCGGTGGCACAGCCAACGAGGTTGAGGTTGCTTACAGCACAGCCAGCAACAAGTTCACTATCGGCCTCCCATCAACCATCAACGCAGCGACCTCTGGTAACGCAGCAACTGCAAGCGCATGGCAGTCATCCCGCACTCTCTCACTCGGTGGTGATCTCGGAGGCTCTGTCTCGATTGATGGTTCAGCCGATGCAACCCTCACCGCGACCATCCAGAGCAGCAGCGTTGAGAACGCGATGTTGGTCAACGATCACTGGGGTCTTAAACTCGGCGGAGTCGCTCAAGAGAACATCGCCCTGGGTGATGACCTCGACTTCGTGGCAGGTACGGATCTCGACATCGCCTACAACAGCACCTCTAACGCGCTGACCTTCAGTCTTGAGTCTGAGATCGACAGCGATACCACAGGTAACGCAGCGACGGCCTCTGCTCTCGCGACTGCGCGTACACTCAGCGTGAGTGGAGATGCGACTGGTTCTGCATCATTCGACGGTTCTGCTAACGCTGACATCGACCTTACGATTGCAAATAACGCGGTCACTAACGCGATGATCGCGAACAGTTACATCTCTGTTGATGATAATGTAGGGACACCGTTCGACCTCGCACTTGGACAGAGCCTCACTCTCGGTGGCACAGCCAATGAGATCAACGTCTCTAACTCTGGTGGGGTGTTCACCTTCAGCCTGCCTTCAACCATCAGTGCTGACGTAAACGGTAACGCTAGTACAGCGGACGCTTGGTCATCTTCACGCACCATCACTCTCGGTGGCGATCTCGGCGGGTCTGTGAGTCTCGATGGCTCTGCGGACGCAACCTTGACCGCGACTATCCAGAGCGGGAGCGTGGACAACGCGATGTTGGCGAACGACGGGTTCAGCCTCCTGGTTGACTCTGTGAGCCAAGAGGACATCAACCTCGGTGACAGCCTCAACTTCATCAGTGGGCAGGACCTCGACATCGCGTACAACGCGACAACGAACCAACTGTCCTTCGCGCTGGAGTCAGAGATCGACAGCGACACTACTGGTAACGCTGCGACCGCTAGTGCTTGGGCAACTGCGCGTACTCTAAGTCTCGGCGGCGACCTGGGCGGATCAGTGAGCCTCGATGGTTCTGCTGACGCTACCCTCACTGCGACTATCCAGAGTGGCTCTGTTGAGAACTCAATGTTGGCGAACAGCACTGTGACTCTCGCTGCGGACACAGGCTCCAATGACCCTGTGGCACTTGGTGAGACGCTCACAATCTCTGGTACAGCCAACGAGATCGAGACTGCTGCTGCTGGTGGCAACCAGGTCACCATCGGTCTTCCGAACAACGTGACCATCGGCAACAACCTCAACGTGACCAACGACCTCACCGTGAGCAGCGGTGATGTAGAGTTGACTGACGGGACGCTCTCTATCTTGGGTGGAGGCGCTTCGATCTCTGGTACTGTGACCATCAACGGGACGCACACCATCAACGGCAGCCTCATCGCTAACTCTGCAACGATGAAGTTCGAGGACAGCCTCCTGGAGTTGGGTTACACTAACACCTCGGCGGTTGATCACGGCTTCTTCTCGAAGCACAGCGACGGCGACTTTGTAGGTATGGCTTATGATCAGTCTGCCTCTGAGTTCATCGCGTTCAAGACAGGCACCAAGCCTGCAAGCACTGTGGACACTACTGCTGGTGACTATGGCCTGGCGAATGTCCGCGTTGAGGATCTCTCTGCAGGTGGTCAAGTCTCAGCCGATGACGCTCTCATCAACAACTCGGCCAAGAGCCAGTTCAACAAGTTGAGTTTCGCGTCTGTCTCTGGGTCGAACACTACCCTCTCAGGCTCTCAGATTGTCGGTGGCGCGATCCTTCGTGATGCGACCAACGATGAGACGGATGCCACTGCAACTGCTGCACAGATCGTCGCTGCGATGCCTGCTTCGGCTCGCGTCGCGGACATGACCTTCGAGTTTAAGATCATCGTCAGCAACAGCAGCGCGGGTTACAGTTTCACCGCTGGTTCAGGAGTGACCATCGTCGGCTCAAGTTCATACTTGGTTGATGGGGTTCACAACTACCTGGCGCGTGTGACCAACGCGGCTTCAAGCAGCGAGGCAGTGACCATCTACAAAGCGTAATCCGATCTAAACCTCATCCACGGTGTGAAGAAGCAACTTAAATCGTGCGACCTGGTGGCGCTGCCATAGAAGGCTGACAGTCAGGTATGAGGATGTCGGATTGAGATATGACCCCGAAGGCTGGTACCCTAGCCTTAAACCCATACACAGGAGCCACTATTATGGACAAGGTTATACCATTCGTGAGGAAGTACAAAACGCAACTCTTGTGCGTCCTCTGCGGAGCCATCGCGGTCATCATCATGCGTTATTCAGTAGAGGCCTTTGCGCTTCTCTTTGCTCTCTTCTTTGGCAACGAGGCCCGTAAGACCAAGAAGGAGCAGGACAAGCGCAAGGCTAAACTTCAAGACCTTCAGACGCGCCAGGAAGAAGTCATCGCGGACATCGAGAAGGCTCGCGATGAAGGTCGAAAACGAAAATCACAAGCGGAGAAGGACAAGGCTAAAGAGGTCAACGACTTCCTAGACGGAGGTTGGGACTAATGTTTAAGTCTATCCTTATCGCATCATTATTCAGCGTCGCCTCAACAGGAATATGGGTGACCTCGACTGGTGAAGTCCAGACGGTCCCATGTCCTGAGAGTTACGATGACACCCGCGAGCGATTGCCTCAAGGGTGTGTAAATCTTCAGCCAGGTGTATGGCTCGCCCCTGCGCGTTATCGCGACATGGAGGTTGAGATCGCTGGCTTGAGAGAGCAGGTCAGTGGCAAAGATCGCGAGATAGAACTTCTCAACGCGAGGGTCAATGAACTGCAAGGTCAACTCATCATCACCACTGCGGTCCCTGACTGCCCTGCCTGCTCCTGCTCAACTCTACCCCACACTTTGACGGGAGCCTTGATCGGCACCGCACTCACAGCAGGAGGCTGCGTCTTATGGACAGTATCTCAGTAACCAACTTGGCCGCGATCATCGGTGTCGTCGGCTTCATCTACACTTACATCAAGGACCGTTATGATAGCGGCAAGGCTATCGGTAAACTTGAGGAGCGAGTGACCCAACTTGAAAGTAAAAATCAGGTGTTGGAGCAACTCATCGAGACTCTCACGGAGACTCGCCTCGCTGTTGCGCGACTTGAGCAAAAGGTTGAGGTCATCTCTACCTGGGTCACGAACCAGCAAGGAAACAACAATGGCTAGTCTAGGTCTATACGGTGACGACATGGGCGAGGTCACGCTCATCGACTATATGGGTAACGACAGAAGGGCGGCTCACGCTGCGCGGGTGTCGATGCTTAACGATGAAGATATTCTCACTTGTGACGGCTCACTGGATGACAAGGACTCTCGCCTCTTGAAGTTTCTCCTGCGCCACAAGCACACCTCACCTTTTGAACACAGCACACTGACCTTCAGGATCAATGTGCCTATGTATGTGAAAAATCAGGTGATCCGCCACAGGACCTTCTCCTTCAATGAGGCCAGCAGGAGGTACACTAGTGAAGATCTTCAGTTCCAAATTCCCCAGGAGTTGAGGAAGCAGGCAGTAAAGAACCTGCAGTGTTCACTAGATGAGACGGTGGAACATCAGAACGGACTCATTGACTCTATGCGCAAGCAGGTCGATCTCGCATATCAGACTTATCAGATGTTGATCGACTGTGGAGTGGCGCGTGAGCAGGCCAGGATGATCCTGCCTCAGAATATGTACTGTACATTCTGGATGACAGGGAACCTCCACAACTTCATAAAGTTCCTCGCGCTGCGGATGGACGAACACGCGCAGCCAGAGTGTCAGGAACTCGCCAGAGGTATGTACACACTGATGAGCGATGCCTTCCCTGAGACGATGGGGATCTTGAGAGAGATCGGAGTCCTGGGATGAAGTTGAAGCACCTAGATCACCGCATCGCGACCTGCGAGGCTCTTGCTAAACTCTCACCGTGTACCCGACGCAAGTTCGGGTGCGTTGTGATCGACCCTGAGTCGAACATCATCTTGAGTGAGGGGTATAACGGGACGCTGCGCGGTGGAGGCGACCTCTGTGGTGGTGGGTGCTGTCTTCGAGACGGTATAGAGTCAGGGACTCAACTGGAGGTGGGGTGCGTCCACGCAGAGCAAAACGCGATTTATAACGCGGCTCGGCAGGGTGTATCACTCCAGGGGTCCTGGTTCATCATCAACGGAGAGCCATGTAAAGTCTGCGCGAAGGCTATCGTCCAGGTTGGGGCGGCCAAGGTCATATGTATAGAGGGCGGCTATTCTTGTAAGGAGGGTGTCATCATCCTCCAGACTGGTAAAGTCGGTGTCCACTATAGCGATGAACTGGAAAACCTGCTTACCGATCCACTCCCTGTGAAGGTGTGCTACAGGCCTGCTGATCCGCAGTCTTCACCCTTTGGTGGAGTTCAAAAGCCTGGACATTTATGATAATCTACAGGCTGCACCTTAATCCCTTCGGAGACTCATCATGGCAAGTATTATAACTAAAATCTACCAAGCGTTCGGGAGAAAACCTCCTGAAGAAGATCTTGAGATGGTACTCAAGGCCCTCCCTGCTCCAAGCGCAACTGCGCCTGAGCCAGAGGGTCAACTCGTTGCGACTAGCGACATCGCTAACTCGTTCTTACTCGAAGATGTCAATGAAGACACAGAGCCGCCTCGCGGACTGGGTTATGATCAGTTAAAGGTGATGTCTCGCGTTCCCCTCATCGCAGCCATTATCCAGACGCGCATCAATCAAATCGCAGAGTTCGCTGTACCGTCTTATGACGGCGATCAAATTGGCTTTACAATCAGGCTCAGAGATCAGAACGAGATCCCTACTGAAGAAGACCTGCAGACCATCCAGGACATCTATGACTTCGTGCTGTCCTGCGGTGACAATCGCATCGACTTCGAGAGCAACTTTGAGGCCTTCCTCCGAATGTTGGTGAGAGACAGCCTCACCTATGATCAGGCCTGCTTTGAGGTGATCCGCAATCGCGGTGGGAATGTCGCTGGCTTTATCAATATAGACAGCGCGACAATCCGTAGAGCCAAGATGACTGCTGCTGAGAAGGCGCAGGGACGGCGCGACCCCGAAGGGACGCACTACGTCCAGGTCATCAAGGAGAAGACCAAGGCGGAGTTTAAGGCAAAGGACCTCTGCTTTGGTATCAGGCGGCCTCGCTCTGACATTAAATATAAAGGTTACGGCTTCCCAGAGTTGGAGGAGATCATCCCGATCCTCACCAACTTGCTCAATGCAGAGTCGTTTAACGCGGCCAACTTCACTAACGGTATCTCTGTGAGCGGTATTGTCGCGGTGAAGACCAAGATGAACCCGCAGTTGTTCCGCGCCTTCAGACGCGAGTTCTACTCGATGTTATCAGGCAGTCACAACGCGAAGAAGACACCATTGATCCAACTCGACCCTGATGGGAATGAGGATCTAAAATCTCTAAATCTCAGTAGCACGAACCGCGAGATGGAGTTCCAGGAGTGGATCAACTACAACATCCGCCAGGTCTGCGCGATGTTTCAAATTGACCCTGCTGAGGTAGGCTTCTCGTTCGGTGACGTTGGAGTTAAGTCCACACTTAACCAGCGCGGACCCGCTGAGAAGGTTCTGCTCTCTAAGGAGAAGGGACTACGGCCCCTGCTTCGTGCAATAGAGTCGTGGCTCAACAAGTTCGTGATCCGCGAGTTGGACCCTCGCTTTGAGTTGGTCTTTTCAGGCATGGACATCATCCCTAAAGACACCCAGTTGGATATGGACATCAAGAAGGTTGGCGCGTTCATGACCGTCAACGAGATGAGAGCGACTATGGACCTGCCTCCTCTGCCCAACGGTGATGTAATCTTAAACCAAGTCGCTGCGGCAGCAGGTGTCGGTGGCGGACCCGCAGTTGAAGCGGAGAAGGAGCCTAAAGATGCCTAATCAATCTAAGACATTCACAGTACCTCAAGCAGTCCGCGCTGCAGCCAAGAGAGGCCTAGAGGCCAGGAAGAAGCACGGACGCGGTGGCCTAGACACGCGCCAGGCGAAGAAAGAGGGAGTCGGCTCTGGAGTCCAGAGAGCGAGCAACCTCATCCAAGGCACTGTTACATATGCGACGGTTAAAAGGATGCTCGCGTTCTTTAACCGACACAAGGCCTTCAAAGAACATCATAGTGACCCGTCATCAGCAGCCAAGATCTCTTGGGACCTGTGGGGAGGCTCACCTGGTTTCGCGTGGGCGAAGCGCATTGTCAAAGAGGAGGAGCAGGTCAAGAAGGGTAGCCTACTCGCGCTTCACTACTTTGGGGATGACTACCCAGAGGATGAGCCTGAAGTTACCGTCAACGCTAACTCCTTCACCGCTCTGATCCGCAAGGCCCGTCAGGTTGTAGATCCCTTCGACTTTGAAGAGGAGGATTTAATCGAGGCGGAGGATGATGAAGAGGCGGAGCCAGCAGACCATAAGGAGATTAAGCCTCCAATCGACGCAATTCCTGCGGAGAATAGACCGCTCACGGACGCGGAGATCGAGGAGGCTGTACTTGAGGAGGATGATGAGGTCGAGAAGGGTGTGGTCACCATCGACCTGATGGGTGACGAGGAGGAAGAGGATCTACCCGATACCGATCCCGCGCCACCTGTACCACCTCCACTAGTGCCACAACCTGTACCACCAGAGCCTGAGTTGGAGTTGATCGACGTTGGGTCTGAAGTTTTAGTGTCGCCCTATGATCATGTAAACATTAAGAAAATCGCGAAGAAGGCCAGGAAGCACCACAGTGTGGAGGCTAAAGCGAAGCGTCAGGGACTGTACATATGCAGAGGTCAGTGGAACCAGGTTGACCTTGATTTAGTCCAGGGTTACCTCTCATACATTGATGATCCAGAGATGCGGTTCAACGCTCTCGCGGTCGGCGGCGAGGCTATGTTAGATGTCATCGAGAAGGCGCAGCCGAAGGTGCCTGCTAAATATCTCGAAGGCTTAACGGGCGAGGAGCGTCAGAAGCGGAAGCGCGAGATCCAACGTCGGATGAAGGACAAGGATCGCGGACCCAAGTACGGTGAGATCCCTGGCGACGACAAGAAGACTCGGCCTAGTAAATACAGCCGCACCTCCTTTGCGAATAAAGTCCGCGAAGAAGTGAAGAAGCCTGGCAAGGATGAGTTCCTTCGCGCAGCGGCTAAAGTTAGCGGCATACCTAAGCGCATCCTCGCGGAAGTCCATGAGCGAGGAGCAGAGGCTTGGGCCACTAGTGGTCGAAGACCTGGCGCTAGTCAAGCAGCGTGGTCACGCGCTAGAGTTTACTCGTTCTGTACGGGAGGCAAGACCCGCCGCACAGCGGATGCCGATCTATGGCGAAAGTACAAAGAGAGTAAGTGATGCCCACACCCGAAGCCCACACACAATCTCATCTTCTCCTAGCGGGTTTATATATTTTTCTCCTCTTGGGGTATACCCTTGCCTCCTGGATAAAATATATAGTCTCTAGGGTTTTAAGAAATCAGTATGGGTCTGGGCTTCCTAGTGATAATACTCAACTAAATCAAAGGCTTAAGTCTGCCCAGACACAGGCCCACACTGGAGGCCCATATGAGTAAATCGACCTTTTTCGGCATCCCAGTGAGGCGAATATCGACCACTAGTAGACCTTGGTTGGCCATTAGTGACCTTGGAAAAGCGTTGGGTAAATCCAACAATGCGTTGCTCAAACGGGCTGCCGCCCACCCACTAGCACCCTTCCGTACAGTAGTGACGGGTTCACTAGTGAAGCACAACCGCACACTCTCCATCGACATCGAGATGTTCCTCGCTCTCATCTTCACGGAGACAACAGAGCAGGCGCGTCCCTTCAGGGAGGCTGTGATCCGCGTGTTGAGCAACCTGGCCAACGACGGCTTCGTCTCGTCTCAAAACTATCATCTCCCCGTGGACTACCGTCGTGCGATCACGGCCTACGTCTGTGGAGTAAACCACTACCTCGACATCGTTCGCGAGCGATGGGACAAAGACTCGGACTCTTATGGCTCATCACTCTCACCCGTGGAGTGCAGCGTTGATAAGTTGTGCATCCCCGACTACTTCTTGATGCGCAGTGAGATCACGCAGGTTAAGGCAATAGATCTCGCGATCTACCTTTTAGTCTCGACTTGTGGTACTAGTGAACCTACGGATGACACTACTGCCTCGATGTATGAGAAACTCTTTGATATAATAGGAGTCGATCTACAAGCAGGACAGCAGACGGCTCATCAGGAGCAGGCTCTCGCGGATTATGTCCAATCACAACTAGGAGTTACAACATGAGTGATGTAAATCTCTTTTCAGTCTGGACACCGATAGACCTCCAGAAAGCCGACCCCAGCGCGGGAGACAACAAAGCACCCATCGCGGGTATCGTCTCCACCGACTCTAAAGACCTTCAGGGTGACATGATCCAACAAGAAGGTTGCGACTGGGATTACTTCCTGAGCAAAGGCTGGTTTAACTACGAACACAAGCAGGGTCCTGAGAACATCGTGGGCATCCCCCAGGAAGTCTCCCCGACCACACTCCCTGATGGACGACGCGCAACCCGCGTCAAAGGTTACCTCCTCCTTGATCGCCCTCAAGCGAAAGAGGTGTATGAGGCGGCTAAAGCCATCCAGAAGAGTGGAGGCGGACGCTCCATTGGCTTCTCTGTAGAAGGCCAAGTGTTAGAGCGAGACAAGCGCAATCCTCATATAATCACCAAGGCTCGGATCCTTAATGTTAGCGTCACGGCTCACCCTGTGAACCCTGATGCGCGACTAGAGGTCCTTGCGCGGTCATTAGATGCGGTGTATAGTACTAGAACTCTTGAAAATACTGGAGACGACCCCATGTCACAAGACCTTGAGAAAGGCGACGTTGGCTACCAAGCGCCTGCGTCACCCGCCCCTGATGCCCCTCTATCATCCCTGGTGGAGCAATCTTTGGAGGGCAAGCCCTCTGAAGCCTCGCAACCATCCGAAGACCTCTCCACTATGATTGAGGGTCTTCTGCGTCGCGTCATGAAGGACGAGATGCGCAAGATGATGGACGATGAGGTGGATCGCGTTATGGACAGCGCCAAAGCCTACCACAGTGGTGATAAACTGGAAGAGGCAGAAAAGGCTGAAGGCTCGCGACCACCTATGGTATCGTTTAACCAGATGTCCCAGTTAATGGGCAAAGTCTTCCCACAAATCCCTGCGTCTGAGCAGCGAGCGATGGCTCGTAAGTTGCTCTCGGCAGCCAAAGGGTATAAACTCTAACTCATCTCTCACTTTCCATTCACGGAGGTTCGTTATGTCTGATACCAATCAGAATGTTGACTTAGGTCGTCTCGAAGGGCTGCTGACTGATCTCAGCAAGTCACTTGAGGCACAACAGGAGGCTGCTGCTGAGGCAGAGGCCGATAACAGCGTTGAGATCATCGCCAAAGGCGCGGATGCGATCATCGAGCAAAACAAAGAGCAGAACGCTCTCATTGAGAAGGCTATGACCTCTCTCATCGAGAAGATCGACGCTCTCGACGCGAAGATCCAGAGCATGGTCGCTGACGTTGACGCGAAGATCGAAAAGGGTCTTGCTGACATCGCTGCAGTACCAGCCGCTCCTAAAGCAGTAGTGACTGCTGAAGCAGAGCCTGCTCCCGCTGAGGTTGAGGCTGTTGAAGCCACTGCTGACGCTCCCGCTCCCATCACTTATGAGGCAGTACTTAACAAAGCAATCGCTGAGTTGAAGACTGCACAAGGTGATCGCAAGATGGCTCTCATGAAGGGCATCGCTAAACTCGACTCTAACTTTGCGCCTGCAGATGTTGCTGCAGAGCTTCACCTCGCCTAAATCAAGGAGTATCTACATGAACATCCCAGGCAACAACGAAATGGTCCAAGTACAGGACCTCATGCGTCTTAACGACAGCCTCCGTAAATCAAGCGTCGGTTATCAGACTGGTGCAGTTCCAGCGGCGGATGCGGCTCTCAGCCCACTCGTCCCACAGTCTATCGAGGGCAGTCTCTCTTCGGCTACTCACACGATGCAGGAACTCAGCCTCTGGCCGATGATCCCCAAGACCAGCGTGAGCAACACTCTTCATGAGTACGTCGTCGTTGATGATCACGGCTTCGATCTCGACCCCTTCATCCCTGAAGGTGGTGGATCAGAGTCTTCATTCGCGACCAACGAAGGACGTTACCGTCGTGAGAGCGTGAAGATCAAGTACATGGCAGAGCGTCGTCAAGTTAGCGATGTCGCTACTCTCGTCGGCTTGATCGGTGACAACCGCAACGCTATCGCTGAAGAGACTATGCGCGGCACCATGAGCCTTATGCGTAAGGTCGAGAAGCAACTCTGGTACGGCTCTGAGGCTCTTAATGGGAACGGCTTTGACGGCATCCTTAAGCAGATGCGCGACAACGCTCCTTCAGAGAACCTCATCGACCTCGCTGGATCTTCAATCACTCCTCTGCTTCTTCAGGACGCACTGGGTGAGGCTTACTCAGCGCCTAACTTCGGTCGCCCTGACTGCATCTATGTTGAGCCTCGCGTACACGCAGACCTCATCAAGCAGGCTGTTGCTTCTGGCCGTCATGACCAGTTCCAGGTTCTTCAGAACCAGGGTCAAGGTCTTACCTACGGCTCACAGAGCATCAACATCATGGCTCCATTCGGACCTGTCCCTGTTAAGGCTGCTCCGTTCCTTCACTTCGCGAGCCGTCGCCCTGCTGCGAACTTCGCTGGTCACGGCGCGAACGCGGGTAACGCTCTCAACGCAGGTATCTCTACCGCTGCTGCTGGTAACGTGGCTTCAGCGTTCGGCGCTTCTGACGCTGGTGAGTACATCTACAGTTTCATCGGTGTCGGACCAAAGGGTCTTTCTCCGATCAAGGTCCTCGCTGGCCAGGCTGTTGCTCAAGATGAGTCTGTGACTATCACGCTTCCTGCTGACGCGAACTACTCAATGTATCGCATCTACCGCTCTGCGAAGGACAGCGACAGCGGTCACCTTCTCATCGGTGAGGCTGCTGCTGACGGTACTGCTTTCGTTGATCACAACGACGGTAAAAGCACCGACAAGAGCAACCAGCAGAAGTACGGCTGTAGCCCAATCCTTCTCGCGCAGCATGATCCCCAGGTCATGGAGTTCGTTCGTCTTCTTGACTTCATCCGTCGCCCTCTCGCTGAGACTGCTTCTGTGAAGCCGTTCCTCCTCATGTTGTTCGGATCACCCATCGTGAAGGTCCCAAGCAAGATGATGCTCATCGAGAACGTCGGCAGCAACTACGTCGCACCGTAATAAGTGATTGAGAGGCCCCCATGTGGAAATACAAGTATAGAATGAGTATCGCGCCTATGGGATTTAATGTCCCGTTCGCAGGCCGTCTCCTCGCTATAGATCCTCATGGGTGGCTTGTCTCCGACATCGACGCTGATCTTTATGAAGCGTTAAAAGCAGACCCCAGTAAATGGGAATATCACCCGCCTGCGGCCCCTGTCGCTGCAGAGCCGAAGCCAGTAGAGCCTCCAGAGATGTCGGCTCCAGCGGTAGAGGCTGATGAGGTGGGTGGTGAAACAGCAGCGGAGTCTGAGGACTCTGAGCCTGTTAAGCCTGTAAAGAAGGCAAGCCGCTCGCGACGAAGATCTAAGAAGTCTACCTCAAAGCAGGATGACTAAAGATCGGGGAGGTCACTTTCGTTATACTCCCTTTGGACAACCAAAATCATAGAAGGGTATCACTATGGCGATCCGTGACATTATCACTCCCCAGTTTATAAAAAATACATACATCTTAGGTGTGGACCTAACTCTGGACGATGGCTCTCCTTATCCCGATGAGATCTTCGAGCAGGCCATCGACTCCGCGATCAACGCGATTGAGTTGGAGTTGGGCATCACCATAGATGAGTTCACTGTGAAGGGTGAGCGTCATGATGCGCGTATAGAACACCGCGACGCTTTTTGGCCCTTCAAGTTGGATCACGGGCCTGTTAAATCAGTCCAGGCGCTTAACATCACACTCGGCAACAACAAGACCGCGACGCTCCCCACCAACTGGGTGCAGGTCACGTCGGGGATGCACAGCCAGGTGAACATCATCGCGACCTCGACTGAACTAGGGTCATTCTACTTCACTAGTGGAGTGCCTCTGATCTTCGGGGATGTGTTCAGTCCACACACTTATGTACCAGGCTATTTTAGCCTCGACTATACAGCAGGCTTCCACTTCTTTGATGGAGTCGCGGTTATACCGCAAGGCGAAACCTCAGTTGAGGTGACGCTCCCGACCCATCTTGAGGGAGTGAGGCCTACTGTTATCTTGAACGTCACTGATGCACAAGGTGGTGCAGGAGCGAGGGTGCGATCCGCAGGGACCGACTCATTTACAATCTCCGTCACTACTGCACCAACAACGGGCGATATGACCATCGCCTACACCGCGCATACAGTTGACCCTCTTCTTCTCAAAGCGATTGGGATTATGGCCGCGATCAGTCCGTTGGACATCGCTGGTGACCTTATCGCTGGCGCTGGTATTGGATCCTTCTCTGTCGGTGTAGATGGCCTCTCACAGTCCATCGCGACCACCGCGTCCGCAACCTCTGCGGGTTACGGCGCGAGGATCATCTCCTACCAGAAACAACTCAAGGACACGATGGCGGCTCTCAAGGCCAAGTATCGGTCCATGAACATCTTCAGCGTGTAAGGAGGCTCGCATGATTTTTGAAAGTCCAGAGCAAAGCCTGACGCTAACCAGGGGTGACTTCGATGAGGCCACCTTTAGACGACTCATCGCGCAGAAGGGCCTGACTCTTCGTTGGACCCAGAGCAGCGAGTGTCCGTGTAAACCTAAGTCTATCGACAACGGAATAGACCTGCGCGGGATAGACGACATCGACTCTGGAGTGGATAACTCGGTCGCCTGCCCTGTCTGCAAAGGCAAGGGCTTGATCTACCACTCCCCTCAGAATGTCCAGGCCATCGTGACCGCAGCCGAAGGCGAGTACCTCAACGTGAGGTTCGGCGGCTACAGAGAAGGCCTGATCAACATTACCCTCAACCCAGAACACCTCCCCTGCTTCGGGGATCGCTTTGAGTTGACCCAGAGTGTGATGTTGTACCGCGAGAGCGTGGAAGTTACCGACGCGCCTAACGTGTCTCTTCGCTTCCCCATCGCCTCCAGGGACCTCACCTTAAAAGATGGACCGACCACGCTGGACATCATTTACGCGCATCGCACTGATGAGGTCACAGGACTCGCACTCGTTGACGGTGACATCACCAACACCGATGTGACCACCTACTACTCCGTCGTTGACGGGGAAATAGTCTGGGATCTCGCGAACAAGCCTCCTGTTGGAAGTCGCGTGTCATTTTCGTACTTTATACACCCGACCTATACCGTGGTGTCTTATCCCAACAGCATCCGCGACACTAAGGTACGGAAGAAGTCACCTACTGACGCTTTCGTCCCGATGGTGGTCAAGGTACAGGCTAAACTAGAGTTCCTAGAGCCACAGGGGTAAGCCAATGTTCGATTTACACACTATCCATATCATCAAAAACGGGATCAACTACTACACCCGTGACCGCTTCATGTTCGATAAGATCTTCCCCGCTGTGGGTGACAACATGAAGGCGCGGATGTTCCAGTTCTTCCAAGATAACCCCGTGTCTTACGATGGGGCTTACTCAGGCGAAGCCACCAAGCCACTACCGCTCATCACTGTGGAACTAGTGGAGCAGTACTATGACGCGCAGGGGTTAGCGAACGCGGCCTGGCAGACAAAAGATGACGACGGACGCATCTATCATCACTTCCATCAGTTCACCTCCCAGGAGGTCCGCATCAATGTGTACTGCAACCAGATGGAAGGGTTGAGAGCGATCCACCGTCTCATCCAGGCCTCGATGTTGTTGTGGAAGGACTCCTTCCTCCGCGCAGGCTACCAAAACCTACTCTTCACGGGTACAACACCTCTTGTCCCTGAGCCTCGGCTTGAGGGAGAAGGTCGCAACGTATACTCTCGCCAACTGAGATACGCGGCACTACATCTTCTTGAGGTCCCTGCTAAAGTTGAAGATCTTAACGCAATCGGGGCTTTGGAGCCTCTGCTTGATGTGGAGGTCTTCGCTGAAGACATCATCCCAGAGAGTGGAGTTCAGGGCCGTGTTAGTGTAAACTTTACCTCTGACTCTTAACCTTCTCGCTTACAGGAGTAAATCATGCCTTCAAGCATCATCCATGACGGGCAGACGATCTACCGACCAGGCACCTATGTGGTGGTCAATGATCAACTGTCTACCCCTGCCGACCTCACTGGTGGCAACATCGCGGTGATCGGTGACTTCCCGATCTTTGAATACAACACTATGAACACCTTCTCTGCGGTTGAAGGTTATCAGTACCTCACGCGCAGCGTTCAGTTGGAAGACGAGTACAGCTATGCGCAGTTGGGTCGCCTCGCATTTAAGTCACTCGCGACAGCCTCTGGTGACGCGAAGCCTGACAGCGTGACCTTCGTCAACGTCCGCAACAACAGCCAGGCCTCATACTCCAACAAAGGCCTCTCGATTAAGAGTAAGTTGTGGGG